TACACAGCGGCAGGACGGATATAGTCTCTCGTTGAATTCCAATCTCCGCTCCATGAAACCCCAGTTGCTCCAGTAAGTCCTATGGGCCCTATCGGTCCCGTCGGCCCAGTTACGCTAACTCCTGAAATCCCCGTCGCACCCGAAGGTCCCGTCGGTCCTGTGGGTCCTATTGGCCCCGTCGGCCCAGTTACGCTAACTCCTGAAATTCCTGTCGCACCCGATGGGCCTGTGGGTCCCGTCGGCCCCGCTACGGTACTGTCTAATCCCGCTGGTCCAGTAATACCTTGCCCACTCTCAGCGAGCATATTCCAAACAGTTGGCGAAGTATTTGGTGGCTTATTAGAATTGCTTCCTCCCGATACGCAAATCCATGCCGCACCTCCATAATGAACCGCTGATTGTTCTAAATATTGTTTAGCCGAAGTCCAATTCCCACTCCATTCGATCCCTCTACCGCCAGCATCGCCGACTCTTGAATAGGAGACTTGCAGTATTTTATTATTTTCAATACTGGAAATGCTCCCATCAATATAGTCAGCATTTAATTCAAAATATCCAACTTTCTCTGTCAGGTAAGTTATATCATATAAAACAAATTTATCAGTGCTATCTATCCACGATACTTGAAGTTGTCCTTTAACTGAACTTGTCGAATCATCAAATGTTCTAATCAAGGCTTGTACATCGTTACTGTACATATCCTTATCATCTATAAATATACCAGTTACCTGAGTGAGGTCAGCATTGTTAAATTTGATATCTCCAACACCGGGATCAGAACTAGTAGTATTCGTATCCATTGAATACCGAAGAGACATTCCACCAAAATTACCTTGCGGGCCTGTTGGTCCTGATGCTCCTCGAATACCCGTCGCACCGCTTGCGAGAATATTCCAAAAATTAGAAGTAGAAGAAGGTGCATTCCCTGCTCCTCCTCCTGATACACTTAGATAAGAATGACCATGGTAATGAACCGCATTGTTTTGGTGATATATATTTGATGGGTCCCAAGTACCGCTCCAAATGATTCCCGTAGCACCTGTAGGTCCGATGTTTCCTTGCGGACCTTGTGTCCCTTGAGGCCCAGTCGGGCCTGTTACTGTGCTATTTGCCCCCACTGCACCCGCTGGCCCCGTGGGTCCTGTGGTCCCTATTGGCCCCGTCGGCCCACTCGGCCCAATCGGACCTGTTACGGTACTGTCCGCTCCCGTCGCACCTGAAGGACCAGTCGGTCCTAAAGGCCCCGTAGGCCCCGTAGGCCCCGTTATCCCTGTCTCTCCAGAAGGACCCGTAATGCCTTGGGGCCCTACATTTCCCGCTGGCCCCGCAGGACCCACAGGACCCGTATTCCCATCAGGACCTGACGGCCCCCCAACGCCTTGAGGACCTTGAGGACCTGTAGGACCTATTGCACCCGTTACCCCTGTAGGCCCCGTCGGCCCTGTTACGGTACTAGCTGCTCCTTGGGGTCCCGTAGGCCCGTCAATTCCATATGGACCCGTAATCCCATCCTCTCCTTGAGGTCCTATAGGCCCTGTAGGTCCTGTAGGCCCTATCGCACCTGTTACTCCTGTTGCTCCCGAAGGACCAGTTAATCCTATAGGCCCCGTTGGTCCTTGAATACCTTGTGGCCCAGTCGGCCCTATTTGACCAGTCGGACCTTGAATACCTGTCGCCCCGCTTACTAAAAGATCCCAATAGCTAGAAGTTACTGAAGGAGTATTTCCCGCACCGCCACCGGACACATTGATATAAGCACTACCAATATAATGAACTGCATTACTTTGATGATATATATTCGCAGCGTCCCAAACTCCACTCCAAATGATTCCAGTGGCTCCAGTTGGTCCGATGTTTCCTTGCGGACCTTGTGTCCCTTGAGGCCCCGTCGGCCCTGTTACGGTACTTGCTTCCCCGACAGGCCCCGTAGGCCCCGTGGGTCCTGTGGTCCCTATTGGCCCGGAAACTCCCATAGGTCCTGTTGGCCCTGCTGGGCCCGTTACCCCTGTAGGCCCCGTCGGCCCTGTTACGCTAACTCCTGAAATCCCCGTCGCACCCGAAGGTCCCGTCGGTCCTATGAGTCCTATGGGTCCTATCGGGCCGATAGGACCCGTTATCCCTGTGGCTCCTGATGGGCCTGTTATGGTACTAGCTGCACCTGTTGCCCCTGTTGCCCCTGAAGGCCCTGTCGGTCCTAGCCCAGTCCCGGCTGGACCTGTAGGACCGGGAAGGCCTTGGGGTCCTTGAGTAAAAACTGTGAAAGGAACACTTGTAGTATCCGGAATAGTAACTTCCGAAGTCGTACCATCCGCCGTAATAGATGAAACATTCTGAGAGCTAGTAACGGAAACTTCCGAAACTGACCCGTCAGTTATTTTTGTCGTTATATTTTGATCAGCCATTCACCTAAGATGTTACCTCTGGTGAAATTAAAACTTTGCCTTGCAGTATTCTCGTCACTGTTCCGGCATCGTTATACATTTCAACGTCGTAAACACCTTGGGCTACGGGCAATGAAGCTGTAGAAGAAGCAGATAAAGCTATATCCACTAAACCACTAGCTAAAGAATCCCAATTCGCCGGAGATCCACTAACAACTGCGGGGGCTAAATCAATTAAAACACCAGTGCTTCCGTAAGAATGGCGTGCTTTTCCTCTCGTATTATAACCGCTGAGATTAATAGCGGCAGCATCGGCATCCTTAATAGCTATCCTTGCCGAATAAGTAGTCCCTTGCTGAATAAGAAGATTTGCACTAGTAGCCATTTTGAAATATTACACAATTTATCTCCCTTCTCCCAAAATTTTAAGAGTTTCGGGAGAAACATCTAGCTCCTCATTGGTATTTTGTCCGGGGCCTGTGTATTTGTTCACATGAGAACGGAACTCAGCTAATAGCCTGTTGGTTAATACTTCTCTATCATCGACAGGGACAATCCCAATCTTGGTAGAATGAGCCCTTAAATCAGAAAGACTCATTTCATTAACTGTTTTAATATATTCTTCTGCTTTTAAGGTATTATATTTACCCATTCCATCATCGCCCCAAATTTGGTTTAGCGTCGTAGGCTGGTAATTTTCCTCGTCTTTTCCATGAGTTTGACTCATTTCTTCGATTTTTAGTTTTTTGCTTGCTTTTGCTTTCGCTTTCTTTTTCATAGGAATTCTCCTTCTTATACTACCCGAAAATTAGTTATTTTTCCAAAAAAAAGCCCCGCAGAAGCGGGGCTTTTGTTTTTGAGGCAAACAAGCGAGACGTTAGACAATAATTCCAACAGTCGCACGGGCATCGATACAAACACGCCCCTCTTCGAGATAGCCATAGAAGCCCAACTTCTCAGAACGGGCAACGAATTGGTCATCAGGTAGAGCAACGAAACTTCCTCCATTCTCAGCCTGACGGGCAACCGGACGGATGAAGGCGTCACGAGACGCATCCACACCAACCACGATCTCATCAGAAGCCTGAGTGAAGGCAGAACCGCCACTGGAAGGGTAAGAGGTCGACTGAGCAAACTCTGCGAAGAGCTTGTTGTACTTCTCTCCGACACCCAACTCAAGGAGTTCGTGAATCGAAACACCATAGATTTCCTGCATTCCAGCACTACGGAAAGCACCTTCTCGCACGCTATCTGGTAGCGGAACCGCAGTAGATTCAGTAGTGTCAGGTACTGCTCTGGTATTCATGGGCTGATAAGCAAATCCACGGATTTGTTCGATCATTTCAGGACTCATGAATAAGTCAGTTACACCACGAGAACCGACGGGAGTACCCTCGGCAAACGAAGCGTTTAAACGACGAGCAAGTGTCATTAGACGGTTAAAATCGTCCAACTGAAGAACGTCACCAGTAGTTGACTGAATCACATGATTCTTAGCTCCAGAAGCAGAGCTGGCTTTACCACCTTTCGTGCTGGCTTCAGCGAGAGCTTTCATGATAACAGCCCAAGCATTACGCTCTTGCTTAACAAGAACTTCTTGAGCCATTCTCTCGACAGCTTTGGAAACCACATCCAAACGACCACGGCGAGCGTAGCGTTTGTGAAGGGAAACCGCAGAATCCAAACGATAAGTAGCGATTTTCATCTCCTTCAAGCCTTCAACGTGTGAAGTCGGGAGACCACCAGCAATGCCTTGAGACCAAACGGTCACATGGCCAGCGTTTTGATCGTAATAAAGATCGAGTGGATAACTAGGGGAGTCATCCTCATCGAACTCTGAGTCGGTGTAGATAGCACCAGCCGTAGCAGCTTGCTTGATCACCTCTTGGATAACCGGACCAATGAATTCAGCAAAAGCAGATTGTGCTTTGGCGGCTTCCACTTGATCTTTGGCTCCCATTGCCTTGATCAACTCAACCTGTTCAGGCGTATTTTTGAGTTTAAGTTTCATACTTTTATAATTCTCCGTATTTTAGGGTTAAAGTGAGATACGGACGAGACAGTCTCCATTACCGTCAACATTTCCAAGGAACCAGCCCACCTGAGTGTTCTCGCTAGTGCTACCAGCCAAGGTCGAAACCAAGCCATTGCTACCAGCGTAAGCTTTGCTACCCGCTGAAACATCGGTCGTACCAGTGCCTTGTATACCATTATACAAGAAGATACCACGAGTTGCGACTGGCACAGCTTGTCCACTCAACACAACGCCCATCTCTGCGGCCTTGCGTGGGTTGTAAATGAGCTTCTCACCGTTTTCATCGGTTTCAGCCATTTGTTGAAGGGTAATGCCCATGACGTTGTCGCCAGATCCGGCGGCGGTCACAAGGCCCTTTACGTTATACCGTTGAGAAACGGCGTTCCCGTATGAATTGCCAGCGGTCTCGGTCAAGCCAAGCTCGTCTGTATTTTTCCATCCAGCATTACTGGATACTACTTTGACAAGCAATCCGTTGTCGGCTGCTGTCCCGTCATAGGCAAGCAAGTTGACTACGTCGTGCTCGTCATAATCTCTAAAATTTTTAAGATGATTAGCCATAATATTTTGTTTTTTTTAGTTTATTATTTATTGGTTATTTAATTTCGAATTGATCTAAGCCAAATGCACTTCTGTATCTATCAGCAAGAGTTCCTTCTTCGGCAGTGGCAGTAGACGCAACTTCCTGAGTCGTTTCTTCGCCATTGTCGATTGCTTCTTCGATGACACTCGCTTCAGCGGGTGTTTCTGCTGGGGCCTCGGCGGGGGCCTCGGCGGGGGCCTCGGCGGGCTCTTCGGCTGGAGCTTCAGCAGGAGCTTCAGCAGGAGCTTCGGCTGGCTCTTCGTCAGCCTTAACTTGTTCCAAATGAGCTTTGTTTTTGTGGCGCATTAACACCGATATCTTCTTTGTGAAGCTCTCGAATCCTTCCTCATCCATATCCTTAATATCAGAGGCAATGATCTTACGATCTTCATCTTCGAGTTCGTACTCTTCATCCAAAGCCGCCATGCGTTGGTTGAAAAGCTCTTCAGCAGCTTTAGCTTGCTTCTCTTCCTCTAATTTGGTGAGTTCGACTTGGACTTTCTCCATCTCAGCCTTCAGGTCTTCGTGTTCCTTCTCGACCTTGTCGGCTTTTTCAGTCGCCTCTTTAAGTGCTACTTCGGAAGCTTTTTGATCAACGGAGTATTGCTCAGAGGCTTTTTGAAGTTCCTCTGTGATGAATTCATGGATACTAGAGGCAGATAGCTGCTTCATAGATTCCTCGGTAATGTCTTTTAAATTTTCTATTTTCATGACAGATATCTGTGTATAATTTGCGCTATTCTCAATTACATTCTCTTTTTTGTTTTGTGAAATAAAATCCTCATTTTTTTCATTTTCTTGTGAAGAATTCTTTTCCACTAGTTTAATTAATTTCTCTGATTTAGTGACAGCTACTCCTTCCACGTCTGCGGCGGGCTTTTCAGTCAGCCCAATCCCCAGAGGGAGAATCTCGTCAACCACTTTTCTATAAACCCTAAATCCGCCCTCTATGACCCCAGTTCCGCCAAAGGCTCTTAGGTTTTCTTTAAGGGCCTCTACCTCTTCGGGATCGCTAACTACCTTAGAATTAGCTATATTTTTGTCTTCTCCTTTTATTAGGACGATATCGAAGTCAGAAAATCCTAATTCCCAACTAGCTGAGATTTGTAAATAATTATCACCCGATGGATCACTTGAGTCCTCTATCATGTCGGCAAGGTCGCTGTTAACCACTTTCCATACGATCCCGCCAAGTGTAACATTAAAGGGTTCGTTGGACCCCTTCACTTCTTCCTCCTTTAGTGGTTTATCTGTTCCAAACTCACTAAACCCGACATTAAGAATAGTGCCAATGACCTTGTCTCTATTATGTTCAATATTGATAGGTTTATTAATAAACGCCTTTACCATTGAAAGAGTAGACTCAGTATCAACTACGTCGCCATTCTTGTTTACTCTATTAGCAACAAAAGCATTAAAGGCAACTGGCAACAAATCTATATTCTTTTTGGTGTCTATATCGGGAATAAATTCCCCAATATCAATAAGGCTTGCCATCGCAAGATACTCATCTTTTTCTTCTGAAACCAAAGGTTTTATAGTGGAGCTAAATATTGTTTTGTATTTAAATTCTTTCATCATTTCTCCTTAGCTCTTTTCTCCGTGTGTCTTATCGTATTCGAGATGATAATTAGCAGTGACATTTCCGGCTGTACTATAAATAGCCTTTCCTGCTGTCACCTTGATTGGGGCAGTTAATCCTGTATGGCCAGCGGGAAAATGAGCGATAATGTCTCCTGAGTTATCAGTCTCTCTTAAGGTCGTTGCTGCTGATGCCATAACGTCTACAAGTACATAACTAGCTTTTGCGTTTGGGGCACTGGCCAACTCCCCTGCTCCAGCTACGCTCGTAACGTTCAAATACCTATCTAAATAATTAGCTCCCATGATGATATATTTTTAATTAATTACCCATTTTTCTCAAATTCGAGAAATTAAATTTTACCAATTGAAGAATCTCTCTAAATGATCCTTTTCGCTTTCTAAAAAAAGTTCTTCCACATTGTCGAAATCGAAGTGAAGTTTGTGAGACTCAATATCTTCATAAGTCTTATCTAAGTCACCCTTGTTTGGCTCCCAACTTTGCGTTGCGTCTATCCCATTCTTTATAGTTACTACTAAGTCCTCATGAGATTCGATTTTAGAATTAGAAGAAATTCCCTCTTCTTTCATTCTCAAAAACATATTGACTCTAGCTATTGCCCATACTGATCTTGGATCGCCTTCGCTATTTGGCCTAAACATCTCTGCTCCTCGAACGTATACTGCCTTAAGCTCATTAAGTCTTACCCTCTGATTATTCTTCTTGTTATGAATTTTTTGTTTTTCGTCTAAAAGGGAAACGATTTTAACAGAAAAATCTATAGATTCGGATTGTCCTTTTATTTTTTCAAACCCCGTTCTTCCCGGTTCCCCTATTGGCCCAGTAGGGTCGACATTATGAAAACTAGCCCCTTCTCTCTTGAAATCAGGGTCATTTAGGTCTTTCCAAAGTTTAGAATATATTTCCCCCTGTTTCTTTGAAAGAATATATTTGCCGTTAAACTTCATCGTCTTAATTCAATTACACTGTTTTTACATAAAAATACCGTGTGTCTTTTGGACACACGGCATCTTTCCGTTGAGCTATTGAGGACTATTCATTCCTTACTACCGATTGAAGCTTTCGGGTAGGGAACGCCTACGGAAACAAATGGCACTTTAACTTTAAGCCCATCTTTTATGCTTAATCCGAGCTGGTCGACTTTGCCGTTAACAGTAACGGTGGGAGATTTTAGTTGGGCGGAAACTGGTTTGAGATCCACATCAACCAAATTGGCATCAGGGATACCAAGAGTGGCTCCTTGTTTGCTGACTTGGCAAGCTACCAAAGGTAATACCAGTAATGAGACGATAATAATTTTTTTCATTTTCTTTTTTTTATGAGGATACGTGATCCTTTATTTTATAATAAGAGAAAATAGAAATAATTCTAAAAAATTATTTCTTTTTTATCACAAGAACGTAATGAATTTCAGTGTCCTTACCAAAATAGTTTTCAATTACTAACTTAGAATTATCTGGAAAAGCCATCCAATGGTAACTAAAGGAGATCCCTTCTTGTATCAACACTACAGCTACATCTTTTTCTTTGTCTAATTTATCGAGCTTGTAGAGGACAGCGACTCTATAACCTCTCTTAATGAAAAAGTCTTCAATTTCCCAAGGAAAAGTAATTAGCTGAGCCCTGCTATTAAAAATAGAAAAAAAGCCTCGCAGACAATTGCTTCCGTCCTTTTTGATCTCTTCACTTATAGAAGTTAAGTCTGCCTCTATCCCCAAGTCACTTGAAGCTTCTTGAATCGCTATTGGGCCACATGCATTAACATGGGAGATTTTCTCTCCAGATAAAATGCCGCACCCAATCCCATTCATCATTAGCAACAATAAAAAAAAGATCCGCATGAGTGTAATTACACCCACACGGACCTTAAGAGAACTTACTAACGGTTAGTCTTCCTTCGGTAAACCTCCGGCATACCAACCTTCTGGTAGCGTTACTTTCTTTTTGGAAAGCACCCAAGAGCCATCTTTATTTACGTACACTCTGCCTGTGACATCCGGTCCTAAACGAACCAAATCTGACTGTGTATCAACAAAAACAACTCGTGTACTTCCGCATCCAGCCAAGAGAATGGCTAGACTAGTCAGAATTAGAACTCTCTTCATCTTTCTTCTTTTGTTCAGCCATCTTGGCTTCTTGTTCTTTTATTCTATCAGCCCAGCTCCTTTTGGTTTCTTCGGGAATATCATCTGCATCACTAGCCTTGGTATCTTTTTTTACTTCAGCAGTGAGCCATTCCAAAATGGCCTTAATCAGAGCTGTCAGCCAACCCATTACTTACCACCTTTGGCGAGACCTCTAGATACGGTGTATCCAACTGTCCCTAATGCAGCGACCACAAATCCGAAGATTTTATTGGCTGTGCCACTCGATTCTGGGTCTAGCATATCTGCCCCCCAGAGCAGAGATGCCAAAACAGTGAGACTTGTTAACCAAAACTCGGTAGTTTTCCAACCGGGTTTCACATCTTTATTAGCTTTTGCTGTACTCATTTTTTTTTATTTAACTCCCTATTACATAGGTTTCAAAATTATACACTTCTAAAGGCTCGATATCTAAAAAATTAACTGTTTAAATTCCCACTCATGAATATCCCCTTAGATAAGTCATCGGGATCTATGTCTACTGCAAAAGTCATATTCACTTGTTTGTTCTCTCCGATGCTCATTGATTCCTCATGAGTCACTAGGTATCCATTAACCATCTTATGTTGTATGGCTAATCTTTTTTTGCCAGCGCAATCATCACCCGCTGGGGGTGCATTAAAATTTGCGATAAGATTTATGGCCGGATCGTTCTTACATAATTCTCCAACTCGTCCCGCATTCCTTTCTGAAAGAAGAGCGGATATGGAGACCACTCCTTTTACAGGGAATTTCAAAGCTTGGTCTAACGGGTATCTGTAACCTATTCCTTGCAAGGGCTCCCTTTCTAAATTTATTTGTAATGAATAGGACTGTGGCTTCATGGAAAACGTGTCTATCCCTATATTAGAAAGACTACTCGCCGACAACTCGATATCAGCATAAGCCCCTCTAAGTGCGGTTATTCCTGTGGATTGATAGTAGGGTAAACTGACACTGTGCGTTGGTAAATTATCAACATGTTTAAAATTAATAATTGGCATATCAACCGCCCCGACGTCCTGCTCTAGAACAAAGAACGAAGCATCTGTCGCTATAAACGACATGGAATTTTGAAGGAGCCCCCCTTGTTGAATTGATGAAGAATATTGAGATAAATGACAATTACTAAAACCGACTATCCCAGTCAAAGAATCTCGATTCTCTACGTCTATACCCTCACTAGCGATTCCAATATATAGATTCCTTCTATCTAGACTCCGATTATCCTCGTTAGCAAAACCCGAAACGACTGAAACTTCTTGGGACGAATGATAATAGGAAGGCTGAGAGAACCCTGAAGAAAAATTTACATTTAAGCCAACATTCTTTTCGTTTCTAAGACCAGCTCCAAGATATGAAATCTGAACACTAGCAATGGGTGTATCTAACATAGGGTCCGAAACTGTACCCCTCATCCCTATCTGACTAATAGCCTGTCTCCCTTCTTCAAAACCTAAACTTAAAGCCTGAACTCTTTCGAAATTCTCAGGACCTTCAACGGGTACTAGACCACTTATTATTGCTGGCCCAATAAAAGCAGCTTCGCATTGATAAGTTACCCTATTTCTTGCCATACTTTAAATCCTAAGATTTACTGGCAAATAAAATTCCGGCTAAATAGTCGTCTACTTGATGTTCGTAAGCAACTTGCTGAACTTCCTTTGCCCTTTGCTCATTTTGATCTATGGGTTTTGCTACATATCCCTTCGCCTTTGAAATCCATTTCTCTGGAACTTCGTTCGCTATTACGACAGATACAATTTGATCAACTACGCCCTTCTGTTTCGCAGAAAGTCTTTTGATTTTATGTTTAGACCTTATTAAAGATCCAATCTTAGTAGAGAGCTTTTGAGCTAACAACATATTCTCATGAACCTTTGATAAGCTGAACTGGGTTGAAGCTGTAGGCATCCCATTCCTAGTCTGCGGCCCCTGACCAACGGGAGTTATCTTTTTAGTTGTTTGCGGGGAACCGGACCCCGGAGGTCTACCATTAGGTTGTGGAGGAGATTTCTTTTCTTGTGGAGGCTGGACAGTTAGATCCTCTTCCTTCATTACGTTCTCCGGATGTGCTCCGGGTCCCACTAGCGGTTCATATAGACCGTCTTCTTTGAGCTTCAATAAGTCCTTTTGACTTTCAACTGAATCATCTGGTTCCGGCAACCTGTTTTTCTTAAGAGCTAATAATCCTTCTTCTGGAGTCAGGACCCCTACTTCTATAAGCCTACTGTAAATGCGTTGTAAATTAGTTTCGTCCCTTAAAGTAACTGCATCGAATTCCGGTTCTGGAAAATCTCTGAATCCTATTTCTTTCGATATCCTTTTGATTTCTGGTATTAAAAATTCATTAAGGAAAACCGCCCTACTCTGCCTTAGTCTAGCTAAGAACATTTCTGTTTTGGCCATTTGGTTAGCGAATCTTTCAGAGCCAAATAAAACATTATTTAATCCCATCTGAATGTCAGTATTCACCACTTCGTATTTTTTAGGATCTAAGATGTCAGCGATATTAGGAATAATAAATTCCGCCTTAGTAGTATAATCAGCAATAAGAACTCTTCCTACTGATTCGTTAACGAATAAATCTTGCATCGCAGTAAGGTTCTTTTGGTTAATACCCCCTTTATCTGGTTCCGAACCCATGGTGATTAGCAAGATGGCTTGCTGTGTCGTTCTCGTAATCGCCATGTCCATCTTTTTCATTTCCTGTTTCCAATTGAGATCTTCGAGTACCGGAAAACCCATTGGGATAGACAATGGTTCATAATCTTGTTTTTTGTAAAACGTAGCAATTAGCTTGTCGTCGTCGATAGGAATGGTGAGTACTGAAGTCCCTCCTTTTTGAAGGTTCTTTTTTACTTCTTCAGGGAGAGCATCATAAACTTCTTGATCTTCTTCGGTCCTCGGATTTTTAAGCCTTTGAACTTCAAACCTAGACAGGACCTTGAAGTAACTGCTATTTCGATAAGAGATATTTCCCCCGACTTGAATATCTGCTGGGTTAAGTAATATATATCTTGAAGGTATTTTTACCTTACTCTTCGCTTTGGTGACTCCATATGTTCTAGAAATCTTTTTTACATCCGCATTTTTTAAATCAGTTTCAAATCTGTAAGTGAAAACGTTCCCCGAACGATAAAACTCTCTAAAAAATTTATCCTGAAAATCATAAAGATTTATTTTCTTAAACAACGCTTCGAAAAACGACCTAGATTTTTTACTACCTCCCTTAAAATATATTGGGCTAATAGTGAACTCTGTCATCAAATCAATCGTATTTCTGAATACGGCGAAATTATAATAAGCCTTTTGACATAGGATAACAGCGTCACGAACATCTAAATTTGAAGAATTAGTAGAGCCCTTGGAATACTTGAAGGGAACGATTCCTTCGTTGATATTGGTAAATCTATTTTGACGCTCAATATAGGCAGATTTATTAGATCTGGTTCTGGTGGCTTGAGCCTCGGCTACCATCATCGGCGTGATATTTTCGCTCTCCACATTCGCCTTTGCTTTCGCCTTCGCAGAACTTGTTGGCTTTTTTGCCACCTTCTTCGCTGCGCTCGTTTTTCCTTTTGCCTCGTTCTTCATAATAGACTGCCTAATTTTTACATATTACACATTATTTAATTAAAATGGGTGAGAAAGTGTCCTCCTGCTCTAGAGTGGGTAAGGAAATCATATCAAAATAACACTTCGAAGCCCAATTGGCTAACATCAGAGTCGTATACAAATCCTTTCTTGCTCTATGAATAGAGGTGCTCCTCCTTAAATGTAGAGGTAAATCGAATGTCTGAGTCCCTCTAGCTGTTGTCGTAACCTCAACCAAAGAGCATTGTTTTTTAGTTAAATGAATCAATGAATCTTGGTGTTCTATTAGTTCTAGGACCGACTCTTGGTCGGTAAGCTTGACGTCTATATCATAATTGATTTGTTTTTCAAAGTGAGAATTGCTGGCGACCGCTTTCGAGGCAAACCATATCCTTTTATGGTCTACGGAAGCCTGAAGATACTCATTTGCCTTTC